ACTTAGTTACCCATTCCGTGAAGATACGCATCACTACAGATGCGTCAACTTTGTACTTCAAGTCTTGTAAGTCAGCAGGGGAGCCATACGCTAGCTTGTCGCCCGTGTCGTCACTAGTAGTAGTGGCTAGGCATGCTATGACGTTGGCGGCCCCTTCAGCATCGTCCATATTAATGAACTTGCGCACTTTGGATGCAGTTTTTACAGAAAGGCAGTTCATAGGACGAAGGTAGATGGTTGTGTCCCATTCAGGCACTTTGATTTCTACCTTGCTTCCTTTAATAAGCTCTGAGTAATGTGCTTTCGCTTTATCAAGACTCATTATGTCACCGTACTACGTACAAGCTCACCGTCACCGACTATCGTTACATCATACGTTACGACTGCCTCAATCTCATTCGCGATATCAACAGTAGCAATGAACGCTGAACCTGTTGCTGAATAGCTACCGGATAGTTCGCCTTCAGGGAAAAACTCTACAACTACTAATGCGTTCGGCACTAATAAGGCTTGTGTGCTGTCGCTGGAATCAAAATACAGCGTGACTGTACCTGACCACGATTTTAGTGTGTCTAAGTGAGAGCGCCATGTGTCACCAATTACTGTCTTCTCTACCTGGTCGCCTGTTTCTGTAGTTGCAAAACTTAGGACTGAGCCTAGCGCAGTTCCGCCTACCGTTACTGAACCAGAATTTCCTGTTAAATTAGCCATTACGCTTTCCTCTATTTAGTTGGAGTATTTCTATACTATATTATAACACATTCTACCGCCCCGCATTAAACTTGTCTACACGCTTTTTGACTGCAATATCATAAAATTTATCAACATCTTTCATGCTTAATTTCTCTTCATCCTTGCCTAACCCTTCAGTCTCGAATAGGGTAGGGTTAGCGTCCATCATAATCTCTGTTATACCAGTACCACTAGTCTTGCGCTTAAACAGTCCTGTGTACCTTCCTTTATTAACTGTTGCTACAAATGCTTTGGGGTAAGACCTATTTCCGCCTTTAAGTTTAACTGTTGCGCCTCCGCTTGATACTTTTACTTTACCTTTAGATAACCCATAGATGCCAAGTTTCTTACCATACCATATTATCTTAGACTGCATTCTGATTGTTCCGCCACCTACTCTAGCACGTATTACCTTAGATAGCTTCTTAACACGTGTTGCCTTTGCCCCTGTAATGTTGGCCAATGCTTTATCAACACGCTTCTTTGATGCTGTGGCTGCCCTGTTCAATGCGCTTACCGCATCCTTCGCATTGCCTTTTTCAACCTTTGCCAAATCCTTAAGAACCGTTTTCGGGTCAAAGATTATTCGCATGTCCATTAGACTACGTGCCCCCATCTTCTACCAATAGTTATATCATCTACAGTACAAATCTTTACCTCAAAAAACTCAGCTATGTGTTTTCTCATATGAAATCCTGAGTTAAGAAGTTGTCTAATACGAACAACATTATCTTCACTTAGTTTAGAATTTGCGTTTTTACTTCCTAGTTGACTAGGGGCGCGCCTCCTTCCTTTAATAGTCATATCTCGTAAATTGTCTTCTTGTGTGCCTAAAAATAAATGATTTATGTTCTGGCAAGGCGGGTTATCGCATTTATGCAAAACAAACATCCCCTCAGGTATGGGTCCGTTTACCTCTTTCCACATGGCTCTATGTGTATAGTCCCGTTTTTGGCTTGTTATAATTTGACCATACCCTACACCATTATCAGAATATGTTGTCTCTATGCACCCAGCATGTGTGGTAGACTTCTTAGACCTGTAGTTAAGACGTTCTAGTACTGTTTTATTTTTCATACTATTACTCCAGAAAATGGTTCAGATATTTGATATTGAACCGTAAAGGTCAATGTAGCACTTCCTCTTGGACTTTCTGAGTCATTGTCATACTCATACGTAGTGCCATCGAATCGATTGTCTATAAGAGACAGCCCTAAGCTGCGATTGTCATAGACAGAGTCTTCTATATCTGTGACGACTGTTGATAAGGAGGCGGCTACCGCTTCGCCATCTGCGCCTATCGCTTTAACCAATACCTCAATCTCCAACACGCGAAGCTGTTTGTAGAACCCACTGCTTCCCGATGATTGGGTATAGTCTACTGTTTCCGATAAAGCTGTAACAAATACAGCGGGGTATTCATCATCAGGAATCTTATAGAGTCTTGTATTGTGCGCATTAATTCCAGCAGTTGTTAGTTGCTCTACTAATGCTGATACTATGGTTGTGTGCGCAGTCATTATATCACCTTACCCAATCTACATTGTCGGATTCCCCTACCTGTAGTTGATGTGTCTAAAATCTTGTAGCTCTCTTCTCGCACTGTTAGGATGTCATCAACAGCCAGCGCAACACCTAGATTTAATAAGGCATCATCTGAGAAGTGGCAGAATACGACCTCTTTATAGGTCTCGCCGCCGTCTACATCAACGTAATCAATTCTAACCTTGCCGGAGATAGTTATATCATCTGGTGTAGTCACATATATGATATCTTCTGCGAAAATGGAGACTATCTGCTCAGCCAGGCCATTGAATAATGCTGCGCCCATTACTTAACCTTCTTATCTTTCGGTTTAGCTGCGCGCTTTTTAGGTTTGATCTTAGCTTTAGTGAAGTTGCTTTTCTTCGTTGGAATAGCTTTGTCAACTACTTCCTGTACTTCAGCAATTGATTCGGGTTTACACCAACCCACCATTCTATTTAACATTCTCTTAATCATTGATAACTACCTCTCCACAAATTAATTCATTATCTCCGTCTGCATCAGCATCAGTGTACTCACACTGCTCAGACACATACGCTATACCTGTATCCAGTGTAGCACAAGCCGTCAAAGCAAACACAAACAAACCTAGTATGCCTAACTTAATCACTTGATTACTACTTCTTCAACACCGCTGTAGTCACCGACTGTGTCTTTCTCGTTGACATCAACAACGCCTACTTTCTCTGCTATGCGCCGCACAACGTTCTCCTCATTCAGCACATCCATAACTATTTTGCGTATAGCTTCTACTTGGAACTCAGTCATTTTAATTCTCCCTTCTATTACGTTGTTGTTCAATAACTTCTAATCTACACAGTTTCATTTCCATGTTCTTTATTTGCTCAAGCATGCGCTCTGTCTTCTTGTGATTGTTCTTGTACAAATAGAAAACAAATGCAAAGATGCCTGGAATAATAAAAAACGCTATATTGATTATTTCTGTTAAGCCCATTATCGCATACTCTGCTGTTGGCTGCCATGTAATATAGCAAGCGCTATGTTTAAATCGATTAATGCTTTATCTGCTAAATTTAACATCCTATACTTGTTCTCGTTGAATGCATTAAACCAAGTGTAAGTGTATATTCTAGCTGCGTATCCCTCAAAAGAAAACAAATATGGGTATTCTGGAGAGTTGTTACTAAAATATTTAGTCCTTTCGTACCCTGCCATATATTCAATATCTATCATGTGTTCTCGCGTCCTATGCATATTGTTACCTTGTATTCTGAACTTTCCCATAACAATACTATTCTTCTGCGTCTCTATAAAATTAAGTTTACCTTGAAAATCTGTTATAGTCGTGGATGGGAGTTGCATCGGCTGTATAGACTGTTGAGGGCTAAACTGAAATGGTTGTTGTGATTGAGTATTTTGATTCGCACTAAAAGCCATTACTGATGTGCTACCTAATAATACCATCGCTATTATAAATACTCTCATAACTGCGCCCTCATCATATTTTGTTGCTGCTCTTGTTGTACCACCATTATCGTTCTTTCATAATCTGCTCTGGCTTTATCAAGATGTTTTTTAATCTCTCCCTGACAACAACGAATAATTAAACCTATAGCATCATCCATAGCAAAACCAGTTTGTGTTCGTCCAGCGCTTAAATAGGTAAAGGCTAAAGTGTTAGTTCCCATGCTGTTTTTAAGTGTAGGATGCCTGTCTCTAATTATGTTATTACCAAGAAACATAAACTGATTATAGTTGTACCAATGCGCAGCAGCCCACATCGCAGTTAAATCAGTTATATTATTATTAAGTAATTGTATTTCCATGTCAAAACGCCTGTCAATTTGTTGCATTGGCATCTGTGGCTGCGGCTGCATATGTAGCTGTATCTGTGAGTGGTTAGGCATTGGCATTTGGTTAACTTGGAGCGCTAATGCACCCATAGAACTTAATAATACCAAAGATATAACTAATATTTTAATCATCGTTGTATCGCTAATACACTCGTAGAACCTAGTAACATCATTGCTGCTATAATAATTTTCATAGATACCCTACTCCCCCTACGGTATCATTTATTTTTTGTTGGAGCCTTTCCAAATCTAGCTGCGCAGAAACAGTTCTAGCGCGCATTTTATCAGAGTTTTCTTTGAAAGCATTCCACCAAGTTAGATCAGAAACTCTACCCATGTGGGTAGATATCCAATCTAGTCTATCCCTTTCATAAGACCCAAATGGGAAAAACCAAGTCAGTTGGTTTGTTAAATTATTCCGTATTGCGTTAGCATATGTTCTCACACTATCCATGTTATGACCATTAATCCTATGGTGTATCATATTAAGTCTATACCTGATATCCGCAACAATCAATGATGCTGCTGCTTGGTCTAATAAATCTTTTTGTTGCTGTGGATTAAACTGAGGAGGCAACTGTACACCAGGCATCGGTGGTTGCTGTGGTGGTGGCAACTGGATGTTGGGCATAGGTGGTTGCTGTGGCTGTATGTGTTGGTTGATGCTCATCGCCATAGCTGTTGTAGACCCAAACATTAACATGATTGCTATCACTATCGTCTTCATTCCTTACTCCTCATCACCATTAAAACTGCCTTGTGGACTGTAGCTCCCGTACTCTAATGGGCTACTAGGCATCATAGGGTACCCATAGTCACCATATCCGCTTTGCTGTTGCTGACTACCTTGCCAGTTGATTGAGTGGGAAATTCCGTAGTTAGTAGTGTTCATAATATACCCATACATACCGAGAGACTCAGACGTTCCCTGATTAACATACACTGAGGTCGTTTGACCTGTTGTAGTGCACCCTGAAAGCGTTAGTACTATTAGTGGTATAAGTATAAGTAGTTTTGTTCTCTCCATACTTATAGTTTACCACAGTCAATCTCTTTACACTATCCCTTTGTACAATTTAACTGTTCCGCTATCAAAATTCCCTGCTGACAACACAAATTTCAAAGCATTAATATTCAATGTACTTGCGGTGTTATTACTTGAAGATGCTACACCTTCAACACGAGTAATATTACCACTAGTATCGTAGTACGTTCCATAATACCGACAAGACAGCGGTATTCCCGCCGTCGAAATCCCGCTAAAATATAGGTCTATCGTGATACCAAAACTAGCATCAGCTATAAGATTATTATCGTTTATTCTTATCTGTGATGCAGCCAGGTTTCGTATCCCGCTTGAGCCCCCATGGTTTATAACGCCATCATATTGATATCCATCACTAGCGTACGTGGTGCCGTTATCATTTGATGCAGTTAGATACAGTAAAGCACCCCCAACAGTTGCGGGGACTACATTACTAAGCCTAATCCAATAGTGCTCTTCTGTTAAGTCTGTAAATTCAACTTCTAAAGAAGAACTTAAAACCCTAGTTTCTACATGCGCCCAAGCACCGGATTGGGTTATAGTATTGTCATCACCAACTAGTGTTTTATTTGTTAATGTATCGACAGAAGTTCTACCTACTAGAGTCTGAGTAGAGGATGGAGTTGTTATAAAGACGGTACCGGTATTAGAGTTTTCCAGTATGACTCCAGAGCTATTAGTCCCTCCTAAATCCAACTCCCAAAAAGAGCCAGTTGGGAAGTTTGTTCTTCTAAACCGTACGTCTCTGTTGCCCTTGGCTTCTAGTATCATGTCTACATTTGCGACACCGTCTACTGTAAGCACTACATTACCATTACCGTTTTCTACAACAAGGTAACTATTACCAGAAGGATTAGCAAAAAAACCAATTATTATGTTGCCGTTAGTGTCATATATGTTTTCAACATATAAATTATCTGTGTAAGTGTTCAGCGTTCTAACTAAGTCGCTGCCTATGCTATATGTGCTGGCTGTGTCAAACTCTAGGCTAGTATTAATTTGTACCGAGGATAG